TCTAAAGTATTAAGAGAACAGCAGGAGTTTGATAAAGGTAAATATAAATATCAGGTAGAGGAGTAAATTAAATGTAGTTGTATTAATAACACACTAAAATAATTAATATTAGTAATGTTGATTTAGTGCTTGACAAATTTTTATAGTTGTGTATAATAGAATAAGTAGACATAAAGGAGAACAAAATGACTACTACAAAACCTGCTAAAAACAATATTAGTAACACACCAAATAGAATATTTCTTACACTTATGATAGATATATCAAAGGGTTACGACCCAGAAGATGTTGTGGATGAGTTA